TTTTTTTTTTTTTTTTTTTGAAAAATATTAAACACAAAATTTAAATAAAAATAAAATTAAATTCTGAAAAGATTTTAAGGATATTTTTATCTATATCTCAACAGTCATGTGTATACAGTCGCCATACTGTAAAAGCCTCACTGAAAAACAAGAACATTTGGGAGTTAGGATATGTTTCGAAAAAATTAGTCATTTTGCTATCAAGCTGAAAAGATATGAAAATAAATATTTAGAATTAATCTGTCTCTCTAAATCCTGTTTTGTTTACAGTAATCCATGAAAGAAAGCTGTAGAATCCTAATTCCCTCTCGTGTTCTTGAAGATTGATGATTTAATATTGGATTAAACTAAATAATTTAATTCATTATTAAGTTATCAACTCAGGGATAACTTAAATATTCGATAATTGTAAGACCCCCCTTTTACTAATTATCAAACACAATATTTTTTCATTCAGGTTCCATAAGTAACCAAATTTTGAGACGGAACTATGATCAATTACTGACTCCAAATACTGTCAATGTAGTAATTGTTTTCATAGTTTCTATTTAGACCTAGTTAAATGATTAGGGACTAAAAAGACCTTTATACAAATTTCATATAGGTTTGATTTTTTCTTTTTTCATTAAATTGTTATCAGATTATTTATTTAACATTCTCAGTCAAGAAACCTCCATTTTCTTTACGATTTGTATCTCAATATTTAATCTGATAACGCTCCTTAATTAGATCTAAGTAGAAGCTATGAAAATAGCTTTAGTGTTGTTGTGCTTGGTGAATAATCGAACGGTCATACGGTTTTTCATTGTAGAAAAAATATGTTATATTTTTTTCAACGTCTACCCGCCCTTCGGGGCGGATTATTTGTATCGACCTTAACCAATAGATTATAAATTTTTTTAGATGGGAGGTTAAAATGGCAACAGGATTTAACACACCTAAAAGTTCGTCTAATACAACGACTATTATGGGTAGTACCAGTAGACCATTAAAAACCAGTGGTTCGTTTACTAATACGAATGCTATCAGTAAAAAAGCTGGTAATACAGGAAATACAATTTCTAATATAACTAAAAATACAAATACATCTGCTAATTCTGGTAAATCTTTTAAAACTGCTATTAAGGTGAAAGATTATTTGCCACAAGGTGAAAAATCTAATATGTGGAGTGGTATATTTACTGGTGGATTAGATCAGCTATCTGGATTAACAGGTGGAATGTTAGGAAATGGATCTTTAAAAGATATATCCAGTAAAATATCAGGTGCTTCGTCATCTGTTAAAGGATTAAAAGGATTAAATGAACAAAGACAATCTATATTTGGTAGTAATAATTTTGGACAAATAATGTCTAATTTATCACCTGCTCAAAAGAACTTGTTAAATTCACCTGGAATTGAAAAACTACGTGAACAAAATAATGAATCATTAATAAAAAATAAATTACCATTTATAGGAGGATTAACTTCTTCAGGATTAGATAACGCAAAATCAATTCAATTAGGTGGAATGACACTAACTGGTAATTCTGCTAAAATGTATGAGAAATTAGGATTAGCTTCTGGTAATTTACATATGAGTGAAACACCATCTGCAGATAAAATAAATCTATCTTGGGGACAAGCACTAAATAAAGCTATAACATCACCACAATTTATTGCTACTGCTACAACATCTATATTAAAAGCTACAGGATTAGATGAGAAATTATCTAATACATATAAACAAGTATCTGACATGTCTGGAATATCAGCTGAAGATATAATGAATATACATTCTGAGACTGATGCATACGTATTTGCTTTACAACAAATGTACAAAAACATGTCTGATGAAGATAAATCTTTAATGTCTTTATATAAATATTACAAAATTAATATGAATTATCATAATTCAGCTACAGCTAATCCAGATGGTACGGGTTATAATTTAGGACAAGAAGTATCTGATCATTTCTTTGGGTCTATTAATCAAAATGTAACTAATTTTTTAGATGGTGCCAGTGATTATATTTCAGAGACATGGCAAAATATATCTTATACAGGTGCAGAATTTGTAAAAGATCAATTCGATGGTTTTAATAGATTTGCTGAAGCATTTGAAGGAGCAACAGGTATAGGATTATCTTTAGATCCTAAATTCCAAGAAGGTATTTATAATACAATGGAGAAATTAGGTTTTGGTAACCTAGGTATTGGGACAGATACACGTGCTTTTATTACTACAACATTGGTCCAAAGAACATATGCTGTAATAGAATCTAAAGGTAAAAAAGTAAATGTTGACCATGCTGCTGTATTATATTATTTTGAAAGATTTGATTACAGAAATAAATTAACAGCAGAACGTAGAATAAAAGTTAGATTAACTAATAATCAATTAGCTAATATAGATCTAAATGATAAAGAGCTAACAATATCTATACAACGTAGATACGGATTTACTTTAGGTCAATCTCCAACAGGTACTATGCCAGTAGATTTTAATACAGAATTTACTGAAGTAGAAAGAGACTCCCTCTATCAATGGCCTGCTAAAATAGTAGGAGGTAAAGAAAAAGGAGATAAAGAATCACAAGCTAAACAAAATCATAAAAGAACTGATTCATCTAGTGAACCACCAGATAGAAAAACAGAATTCCAAACACAAGATTTTGAATTTATTATTACTCCCCCTTTATTAACAGGTAACAGAACATCAGAAATGTTTAATGGTATAGCAGATGGAGAAAATACCATTATGGAAATATTAGACTCAGCATTTCAATCATCATATGAAGAAGGAGTATTATGTCCAGCAGTACCTATCAATAATTTTGTTCTTAAAGATGTTGCTATACCACCTACTAACTTTGAAGGATTATTACAACAATTCCAAAAAGAATATGGTATTTATGATGGAGGACCTGTTATATTCCATGACAGATTAGCTGTTAATGGTCAATCAGAAGATGTTTATTTTTTATTACCAAAAAGAGGTGTTGTAGATATGGAATTTGACGAAGGATGGACAATAGAATTCCGTGTTCGTCATATAGAAACACCAGATGCTAATGATATGATATGCTTCTTAGAACCTTCTAGAAAAAAGATAATATGGCCTATTACAGAAAGAGAAATTCATAGACCAGGTGACAGTAAAGAATTCTCTAATAAAGGTACTACAAGATATGCAAAAGGATCTACTATAGGGGCTCAACAACCTGGATCTAAAGAAACATTAAATCAAGAAGTAATTCAAACAAATACAGAATACTTAGTACCTGATGAACAAAAGTATGAAAATTATGACCATATCTACATAAAAGTACCTAATGCATTCTTTACTTTTACACCAGGTGATATGGTAACGGTAAAATGGAGAGACCAAGTCTATAAAGCAAATGTAAAAGAATGGGCTTCACAATATTCTGATGGATTACGTATTATTTTATTAGTATTAATATCTAAAATAGATGATAGTAAAAAGACCTGGGCTGATAAAGTATCACCGGGTAACTGGATACAAAAAATGCAAGAATCTATAGCTGGTACTAATGCTAAAATAACAAATACTTTAAATAATTGGTCAGATAAAACAGGTAACTGGTTACAAGATCAATTCCAAGCATTTTCTAAATGGGAAGATGAACATTTGAAATTTAAAGGAATGAATATATTAGAATGGATGCAAATGGTTGATCCAGATATAGAAGCACCAGTATTTGATCAAGAAGCTAATACGGTTATGACAGAAATACAATATTTAAGAGAACTGTATTCAGTTGATTATGATAATCCGTATATGTATGGTACAATGCATAATAATGCCACAAATGGTAGATTACAAAATAAATCTCAATTAGGAGGAAACTATCCTGAATTAAATGAAATAATTAAAAAACTACCAAACGATTTAGTTAAATATTAAAATATAAAATGCCCCCATATGGGGGCTTATATTTATATGCATTTTTAGATACTCTTAAATAATCTATCATGTATATTATATACATGATAGAAATAATCAATAAACATTTGGTGACCAAAATGGTCTTAAATATCTAATGCCAAATGTATAGGAGGATAAAATGAACACAATTAAAAATGGAGTAAATTTAAATTTAGGAATTGCAGCACTTGTTAATGGAGGTAACTTGGTAAACCTAACTCCACATCCAATTAATGTAATTATGGACGATGGAAGTAACATCACCATCGATCCATCTGGTGTAATTCCACGTGTTGCCAGCACTGCTACTACGGTAGCACCTGGATTTGTAACAACTGTTATGGGAGATGTGACAGGTCTCCCAGACAAAAAGGATGGAGTTTTATTAATAGTGGGGGCCATGGTCAGAACGGCTCTTCCCGACAGGGATGATCTAATAGGGCCAGATACAAGTCCCACTGGTGCTGTTAGAAATGATCAAGGGCAAATCGTAGGAGTTAGAGGTTTCCAATTCTAACTTCCTGCGACGAGAAGGAAAACTCGTTAAAACCAAACCCCTTTCTTTTTTATATTGTATACATGAATCTAAATAACGTTAATTTTATAAACATGTATATAATATAAATGATTCAACTTAGAATCAACTCCTTATAGTTTTATATTTCTTGGTATTATATCGACGATTGTCGCTTTCGCTTAAGCACTTTTGTTGATATAATACCAAACATATTATTTAGACTATTTAGGGTTATTCTTTTTTGAGTCATGAAATATTTAGCTAAGTATTTCCACAAAAAAAAAATGAAAAAAATTAGGAGGAAAAAACTATGGGAAAAAAAATCTCAGTAACAAACACATTTGCAACACCAATATCGCCAATGGCACAACATATGTACAATGATCTTTTAAAAAGAAATGAAGGATTAATTTTGGATGAAGCGGATCCAAAAGTAACTTATATCACAGACAGTAATATGGAAGTAGCAAAATTCATTGCGTTATCAGGGGATGATGATAAAAGAATTTTCGGAAAAGAAGTATTTAATTTCTTAGGACAAAAATTAGAATTACCTTATGAGAAGGTATCTTATAATGTAGTAGATATAGCTACAGGAAAAGTAACACCAAAAGTGGTAAAATACTTAGATACACAAGATACAGAAATAGTATCAGAAATTTACAAAGAATTCTACAGACTTGCTACATTCTTGATATCTCAAGAAATAGCTATGAAAGGTCTATTACCTACATTGACAGAAAAAGGTGAATACATTGTTGACCAAAAAACAGGATTACCAATGGTAGGAGCTCAATACTTAGAACATTACTTTGGGTTAACCCATGCTGGTTCACAAGAAGAAAAAGCAAGAGCAAATGCAATAGCAGATGTTAACAGATGGTCTTTTGGATCATTAGTTTATCAAATGAAAGTATCTCACTCTATGTGGAAAGAAATCCATAATAAGTTTAAATCTGGAGATATTCAAAAATATGGTAATGGTCCTACAGTAGATAATATTGGAGTATCAGACTTTCATGTGGCATCGTCTGTATTAAATCCGACTACATATGTTGGTGGAACTACAACACCTGAAAGAACTACATTCGAATTCGATTCTAGTAAGACATTTAGATCAGACATTCCAAATATGTTAGTAGGTACTCAAGCAAACTTCACTGGTACACCGGCTCCAACAGCTTATGCTGGACAACCTAATGTACAACCAAGTGTTCAAGCAGCACCAGTACAACAAGGTCCAGTACAACCAGTAGAACCTAAAGGAACAACTAAAAGACAAAAATAATTAATACTCCCCGAAAGGGGAGTTTATTTTTATTGAGTAGGAGATGATAGAATGTCTTATTATACTAAAGATCAAGTATTAGGCTTAGAACCTATAAAAGATTTAGGAGATGAATTATTTTCGAAATTTACAACTAAAATAAAATTAATAGCTCTATCCAATAGACTTATTAATCAAAAAATAATAGACATAAAAAAATATATAACAGAAATAGAAGAAGAAATCTTCGAAGACACACCTAGAAGATACTTTTACCCTGATGAAATAGGTCCACACTCAGGAGTAACTTTAGAAACAAGAGTAAGAGAAAATAAATTAGCATTCAGAAATAACATAAGAGAATTGCTATTTTGTGCTGCATTAAAGACTGCTTTAAGTATAGGTAAACCTCAAAAGATTGTTAATGATGAAGCATTATTAGCATTAGACAAAATACAAAATTCAGTAGACATATTAAAAGATTTAATACAAAAGGGAGATGATAAATAATGACTAAAACTACAACTTTGAACATATCAGGATCTACATTAAGAAACTGGCATACATGGTCAGAAAGAGAAAGAATAACATTTTTAGATAGATCTACACATTATACTCTATATGCATTTTTACAATTAAAATTACTATTAGATGAAGTATCGGCCTCAGAGATGACTGATATAGAATCTATGTTATACAAAAGAGCTAGAGAAAAGAAAATAGAAATAACAGAAATTCTTTCTTCTAAATGGGAGAATCCTAGATATGGATACCCATATTTATTTATTGAAAAAATATACAAAGAATTCAAAGGAGTGAAATAATATGACTGAATTAGTAGGAACTTTAAATGACACAATGGATGTATTAAGAAACACAGTAGGATGTGATGTAGAATTGGGAAGACATTTCTCAGAAAATGGATATAAAGCATGTACACTTTATGCAGTTAGTCCAAATAATACTTTATATAAAGCACAAACATTCTTTATAGATGACCAAATACATGGTAGCTTGTCTGTCTATGAGAATTTCGATGTAGATCAAAGATTGTTTGATAATCCATCAACTTCTCCGACGACAATGACTTATGATGGAAAAACATTTGTCGCTAATAAATTACATCAAGATCAATTTATTAAAATATTACAATTAGATAAAGAAGCTGATCAAGTTTATACATTCTCCTTTAAGGATGATATATCTAAAATGGAGGGTATAGGAGATATATTATATAATACTGTGGTAAATGTATATTCACCAATATTAACGTTTTAAAGTAAAAACATAATACAAAGAGGAAAATATATGAATGAAATAATAAATATTTTTGATAATGTTATAGAAGTACTGCAAAGAACTCAGATGAACAAAACCAAATCAAAAGACTCTGTTCTTGTTAATAACGGCACATCTTGTGTGTTGTATGCAATAAGCAAAGACAATACAGTATATAAATGCCAGGCATCTAAAGACGAAAACAGAGAAGTTCGTGGATCTGTATTTATATATAAGGATTTAGATATTGATAGAGATCATATTAATGATCTCGAGAAATATTTAAGTAAAGAACCAGATGAGCAATTCAACCTTTCTAAAGAAGGCGATAATATTACGGTAGAAAATTCACAGATTGAATTTACAATAAAGGAGGCTTTATGATAAAATACGAAAAAGGAGATATCCTAGAAGACACTGGATTAGATCTCGTAATGATTCCTGTTAATTGTGAAGGTGTACATGGAGCAGGTTTAGCAAAGGAATGGGCTGAGAAACATCCAGCCCAAGCTAAACTTTATAGAGCTCTTTGTACAGACACATATAAACAATTACAACAAGGAGGAGATCTAACAATTATAGACAATTTTATTTTGTTTGCAACTAAAACAAAATGGAAAAATAAATCCACTTTAAAATATATAACAAGAGGTATGAAAAAGTTATATGATACACTTGAAAACTTTGACATGACTGGTAATATAACAATTCGTATTCCTAAATTAGGATGTGGTTGTGGAGGATTAGAATGGCCTGCTGTTAAATACATAATAGAAAATGAAATATTATCTATTGATTCTGATAGAGAAGCTAATGAACAAGGTGCAATCACATGGGTAGTATACGAATAAATTTTAAACCTTATCCTATATTAGAATTAAATAGGAGGAAGAAATGGCTGAAAAAATAAAAATATCAGAATTAAAAAATAGTAAAGCAGAAAAAAGAATAATATTGTCTACAGGATTTAGAAATGTAGATACAGCAATAGGATATAGAATGTATGATCCAGTAACAAATGAATTAATGCATGTAAATAGAGGGATGTTATCTGGTGGCATAATAACTGTCATCGGAGCATCCCATACTGGTAAATCCACATGGTGTGCCCAAGTATTAGCTAATATGGCACGTCCATGGATTATATCAGGAGACACCAGAGTAAAAATTCATTTTTTTAGTATTGAAGATGGTATTGATGCTAACCGTTTCAGAGTTACTGCTAAGTTAAGTTTAGAAGATGTGGATAATCACATTGTATTTGAAGAAAATAAATCTATAGAAGCAGTTAAAAAATGTATATTAGAAGACGTAAAAGTTAAACAAGAAAAGGATTACCAAATGATCCAGACTCGTAATCATATGGGTCAACCTATTCTGATACATCATCCTACTTTTATATTAATAGACTCTGTAACAAAGTTAGTAACCGATAAAGTACAAGATCTAAAGAATGATACTACAAATGCTATGTACATGCAAGTAGCAGGAGAATTAGATAGATTCTTAAAGCAACATGGAAATATATTCCAAAAGTACAATATAACATTAATGTCAACAGCACATACAGGTATAAAAATAGATCCTAATGCTATGCCAGGTATGAGACCTAAAAAGAAATTTAAGTATCTACCAGCCACATTAGATATTAAAGCACCGGATAGTTTTGTGTATGATTGTTCATTTGGTATCAATTTAGAAACAATCTTAGCATCGGATAAGAAAGCAGTAGAAGAAAAATGTTCTGCTGGTTATTTAGATGCTATAGCTATAATAGAAGGAAGATTTTATAAAAGTAGACAGCCAGGAGAAGGTGCAACATTTACATTAGTACAAGACACAAAAGGATTTAGTCCTGAAAAGTCTTTAATATATGAATGTCAAAAAAGAAAGATATTACAAAGTAAACCTGGCTACAGAGAATTGGAGGGTTATGGAAAAGTAAAGAATGGAGACCTATTAGAAACATTTAGAACAGATGCTAACTTTAGAAGATGTTTATATGCTGAATTAGATAAAGAATATGAGGAGTCTCTAGATTCTGGAAGACTTTCTAATGAAGAAGTTAATGTTTCTAATATGGTATATGATTTAATGAACGAAGAATTCTAATATAGGAGAAAAGAATGTTTAAAAAGACTATAATGATAGGTATTATTCTATTTCTATGTGTAATTTGTAACTCTTCTGCTAAAGAAGTTAATACTGAATACGGGAACATTTCCTATGATGCTACGGAGAAGATTTATTACCCAGATAACGTAAAACTCTATATGCCTAAAAATGGTTCAATAGATCAATTTGATTGTATATCAGCTAAAGGAGAATATCAATGGGTCAGTGATGGAGTATTATTAAAAGGTATGTGGTGTAATACAGCAAACATGAAAACAGAATATAAATACAATCAATACTTGATTCTATCAAATATGCAATATGAAAATGTATTAGTATTTATTCCAGATGAAAAAATATTAGGATATCCTACTAGAAATAATGATGATAAATACATAATATTTGATTTAGATATAAATGAAAAATAATAGCCTCCCGAAAGGGGGGGTTTTATTTTCACTGATGTTCATCTTAATATTCTTCAATTATATATTATATAATTGAAGGAAATAAATAATAATATAAGGAGTGATTTTTATGTATATTAACAAAATTGAAGGCGTAGATTGGAGAACATATAATGATAGCTCTAATCTACATAGAAAAAGAAGAAATTACAAGGAAAAAATTGAGTATTTTAAAGGGAGAAAAAGAATTCCTATAGAAGAATTAAAAAATCTTCCAGCAGCAGATGACAATGTTCTTCTGTTTATGTCTCAGGTGGAAGCACCAAAGGGACATACAAAAGAATGGTTAGAACTATCTAAAAAAATAGATGTTCCTGTATTACCATTTGTAATAATAAGAGAATATTCTCGTTTCACTAAAGAGAACTTCTCTAACTGTAAAGTTATCATTGACTACTGTGATAGAGATAGTCGAGATTCAGATGAATTTGGTTATTTCTTAAGAAGTTTATCTGAGCTTCCTGAATATTGTAACATTATATCTGAAGCTGTGAAAAATATTGATTTCATCGTTCCATCATTAAACGGAATTGTTAAAGAAGTTAATTTAGATATGGAAACTAGACCAAATGGTCAAGTAGAAGTATCTGTAAAAGATATTAACTACTTCAACTGTATCAGAAAAGATCATTTCGATTATGACATAAGAAATGACGTTGTCGCAAGAATCGAAAAAGGGAAGAATGATTTCTTTATCTCAGCTAATCCTTATGGAGAAACAAATCCATACTTCCCAGAAGATACAAAATGGGACAAAAAAGGGATTCAAACATTTGGGATTTCTGAAACTACATTAGATCATTGGAATTCTTATTTAAATGAATTAATGAGATCTATAGAAAACCAAATAAAAGAAGTTATAATTAACATGGATCAAAAAGTAAAAGATACTATCACACATGACTGGAATGAATACTGTAAAAAGGAACAACAGAAACAAGCTGGTGGAAGAACAGCTAGTGAATGGGAGGCAGAATTCAGCATGTGGGATAAGTAAAAGAATAAATCTCTCTTTATGGGAGGTTTTTTTCTTTTCGTTTTATTAAGCAAAAATACATCAAACCGACTATCATTATAGATTATAATTTACAGGAGAATATACTATGACAAGAAAAAATACGATAGACTATAATAAATGTACTGATGGTACTAGGATTTATAAAGCTACATATAAATTTAAAAATATCTTTGGTGATGTCCATTCTCATGAAGTAAGATATATAATACATAAAGATGGATCTCCATATTTTTGTATGAAAGATATAGGTAGAGCAATGGGATTATCTCACTTTTCGAATGCAGTTAGAAATGTCGATCCAGCACACAAAATAAAAAAGAAAATGTATTCGGAGACAATAACACAATTTGATGGAAAAGTAGTTAAGCAGGCTTTTATTTATAATTTTTTATCTGATATGGGGACAAGACAAGCCATAGGAAAATCGAGAAAGAATGGTGCTGAAGATTTTAAACAATGGTTATTTGGAACTATAGTTCCTTTAATAAATGATGGAGAAATAAAGAACGTCGAATGGATGAATAAAACAGACGATGAAAAGCTAAATATCCATGGAGCTAATGAATATGGAGCACGAATTTTTAATGGTCAATATATGACAATAACCGAATTCATGGTTTCACATTGTTTAAAGCCAATATATTATGATAAGACAGTATTAGAAAAGAAAGTAATTAAATATTGTTGCGAAAGAAATATTATAATAGAGTCAGTAAAAATAGGTAAAAGTAAATATAATACTTATCCATATATAGCTTTAGCAGAAGTTTTTCTTTCTCATGCAAATGATATAATAAAAAACAGAAATATAGGGGGATGATACAATGGAAGATAGACGTGGTTTAATAGTAAAGGATGGTATAACTTATAGAGGAGATAAAACCCTTCCGTTTGAATATTATATTCCAAAATGGAATCAAGAAAATATAAATAAATTTGATGGTATAATATTTCAAGTAGAAACTATTTTCGATACTGAGAATAAAGTATATAGAAAAAGATATGTAGCTGAAGATATATTAGCTAAACCAAAATTTAGTTTAACATATAATTACAAAGATGCTATTAAATTTAATACGATTGAAGAATTAGCAGAAGATGTCTATACTAAAGTTAAGAAAATGTATCAAGAAGGAAGAATAAAATGAAAACAATAGAAAAGACTTTACATAGAATACCTTATGAAGAAAAAGTAGACTGTTATACTGACGATGAAGATGTTATTGAAAGATGGTGTGTAGACAAGTTCGAAAATACAGATTATTTAATAGTGATACCATCTATAGAAGGTATTCCAGTTTCATTAGAGTATGAAGAAGGAAAGATAGATCAAGTCATAGGTAAAGGTAATGGTAAATTTGGTTCTAATTATAGTAATCAAATATCTTTAATAGATAATCTACCTTTAGAAATAAAATATTGTGATACTCCAGTAATTATTAGAGGGATAATATCGATGTACTACAGTGATTTTAAAAGAATAAACGAGAATAGATTTGCTATAGGAGAAAAACTATTTCCGACTATTACTGCTATGGTATACGATTTCTTATTAAATGATGATTCTGATACTACTGAAAATGTATTAAAATTTATAGCAATTGATATAGTTACGGATCCTGGTACTAAATATTATGAGGAGAAGTTAGATTTATTAGCAGACGAAGGTTTTGAAATACCTGTATACGAAAAGATTTCCAAAACTGACTTTAGAGATGTTAATAATTTACTACATAATTTGAATAAAAAAAATGAAAACTTCGAAGAATGGGAATTTCTAACATACATTGATAATACAGAAGATAATTGGGTAAAAATAATTGATAAAGAACTCCCGTATCAGTTAACTTATATGTATTAAAAAAAATAAACAGGTAGTAACCAAACTACCTGTTTATATACTTAGTCTAGCATATCAAGACTTTTTGTAAACAGTCTCAAATATAAACCCTTTTGAATATAGTATCCAAAGGATATTGCTAACACTAAGTAAAACATGTTCTTAGGATTAAAACTCCAGAAGAATAATGTTACCATCAAAAAGATGGGAATTGTTACGAACAATGATGATGAGATTATTTTTCGATCTGGTTGACCGAGTCTCAACATGTCTCGTAACAATACGGGTAGTGTTATTCTAAATAGCACTATCCCCCATAATATATATGAGAGAATTTGCATATATAACACCTCCTTTCATAATGTAATCATATATATGATATACGATTATATTTATTTAAAAAGGTGTAAAAAAAGGACCCCCATATGGGGGTCAAATTATTTTAATGCCTTTTTGACTGGATCTGTTTCGTACTTGAACCATAGATGATTTCCGATAATATATATAAGAAATGCTGAAATCACTTTAGTATATTCGAAGTCACTGAGCCAGATCATATGTATTGAGGTATACGCATATGTTAAAGCAAATACCACTATACATCTAAAGAAATAATGCCATTCTCTTTTATCAACATAAAGAGTTTCCCAGAAGTCGAAGTCTCCACTCTTTAAAGAATCAAGAACCACGAATTTCAATATTTTACTAGCATATATAGTGACAAATAATGCTATGACCCATTGCCATATAATATTAGGAAATGGATTACTAAGATAATTTACTGACCAGAAAAGTGATGCTAATAAAGTAAATCTAATAATACGATCCATCCAAACTTGTTTTTGCCATTGTTTTCTTAATTGAAATGCCTCTTCTTTTATATCATTGAACTCTTTTTCGTAATATTCTTTAGAATGAGTAGGGTTAGGAATATAATCGAATTTATTCAATGTAGGGTTTTTTTCGTGACCTATTACTTTTTCTGTCACTATATAATTTTTATCCCTTACCTTTATTGTCTCTACGTCGTGAAACCATACTGGTGATTTCATCCAAGATTCCTCAAGGTGTCTGAAAAACTTACTTGTAGTTGTTACTCTTATTTTATTACCAGCTTTTAGACCTAATTTTATTTTTATTCTGTCTAATAAAGTATACTTTGCTTCCTCTCTATCATAGTATATTCTCATAGCATAACTTGTTGAAGCTAAATAATTAGCTCTTGTGTCAATCTTTCTTTGATATTCTTCCTTTGTCATAAATTTCATTTTTGTTACCTCCTAAAATTTTTTATTATCATATATATGATATACAACTTACTAAAATTTAGTTAAACTATTAAGTAAGATAAAATATTTTAAATTATATATTATCCATATGATAGTGATAATTGTATTTAAAAGATTTATAATATCTTTTCAAATATGATTATCCTATCACTTATCTAAATAAAGAAAGGAGATGTGTTTTTTTATGATTCGTTATGATGAATCTAAGGTGTACAACATACCTAAAAATTCATTAAGTAGTTTTTCGGATTTTGCATTAACTGTACCGTTCGCTGGTATGACGTCTACTATGAGACAACATATGTGGCATTCACACCTATCACAAATCATAATACCTGATAATGCTGAACGTCCATTGATTGATACTCCATATACGAAAGATATATTATTTTCTAGTGATAACACTTTACTAGAAGGAAGTATAACATTAGTAGATAAAATAGAAAAAATAATAAATGGATATGTATGTAATACTACATATATTTATTATGATCATACTAAAGAACAGTATTTTGTTGAGAAACATGGTAAATACAGAAAATCAGCAAAGTATTTCGTACCAGTTAAATCACAATTCGACGACATGGAAATAGGAGAAACCAAAAATGACATTTATGCGTCCTATATCGAATCAATGGACGTAAGAGACGGAGGTATCGCATTTGGAAGGAATATATCGGTAATCTATGATATCGATAAAAATGTTGGAGAAGACTCTATAGTTATTTCGGAGGAATTAGCTAATTCACTAAGAGTTCACCCAGCCTATGATCCAGTGGAGATAAAGTTTAATCCACGTGAAGAAATATTATTGGATCGATATGGTTATATAGATGATAACGGTATTATTCATTATCAACCCTTCCCACTACCAGGTGAAAAAATAAAAGATGGAGAAGTTGCAGTAGTATCGAAAGTAGCAAAAGATTTCTTGGCATCATCTGATGATATAGTACATAATAGTGATATAGGATATTATGTATTAGGAGGAGAAGTAACAGATATAGAAGTATATTCTAATAATATAATAGATAACCCATTCTTAGAAAATCTAAGACAGGCTAATTTAGATTACTTCAGAAATATCGTTATAGCTTTGAATAAATTAGATCCATCAAGACTGTCATTACAAGCAAAAAGTTATCAAGAGAAATTATCAAAAATTACTACTGAGAAATTAAGATTCGGTACAGAAGAATTGAAAAAAGCTATAAAGATTAGAATAACTATAGCAGGAGATGAACCTATAACTCCAGGTGCTAAAATTACAAACAGATACGGTGGGAAAGGAACGTTCTCTAAAGTATTGATTGCTAAAGAAACTATGTACGACGAGTTTGGTAGAAAAATAGATGCTAAAATAAACGCATCAGGAGTTTGTAATAGAGAAAATATTTCTCAACAAATGGAACATTCCATGTCTACATGTAATTTTTGGTTAATGAGATATCTAGAATATAGTGAGGATAAATTAGAAGATAAATATAAAAATATAATGGATTGGATTTATGTATTAAGACAATTTAATCTAATAAAGTTATTCTCGTCTCTGGATATGAAGACCGTAGTTAAATATTGTACAAAAAATTATTTACATCTTAAATTTGATCCATTTGATAAAGAAGTTAACAAATTAATGCTATTTGAATTAGTAAAGCTTACTAAGAAAATTAATCCTGAAATGAGACCATTAGAAGTTTATGAGAATAATGTTAAATTAGGGGATAAATTTGATATAGGAATAGTATTTACAGTAGTATTAGAAAATGGACCAAGAAAAGATAATAGTATGAGATCTGATAGAATAAACTCTGCTAAAGGTGGATTAAGTAGAGTCGGATTAGATAAAAAGAAATTCCATAGTAAATATCTAACAACAGCTGCTAAACAATCAGATCTAGCTCAACACGTAACAATAACGTCACAATTTGATTCGGATAAAAAATTATTCACACCGGATCTATCTCAACTTTCGAGTTCTTTGAATGCAATAGGAATTACTATAGGATTAGAAGAAGTTCCAGAAAGTGAGGAATGATGTTAGAATATAATGAAGAAGGAAAATTAATATTACAGAATACACCAATAGTAAATATTAAGACCCAATCTAAATATATATCAGATGATATGGAAGTTATAGACATAGATGGGGAAAAATATTTAAATTCTAAATACTCATTTAATAAAATACCACCAAAAGTATTTAAATTAGAAAATTGGGAAGTATTCACACAAAAAGAACCTACTGAGATAGCAGTATTAGAAAGGAATATAGTTTCTTTAAATAAATTAAAGATTACACCAGAAACTAATTCATTCAATATAATGTTAATAATGTATTTAAAGGAAATGGCTCCTAATAATTCATTAATAACAACTAATGCTGCCAGATTGAAACACTTATTAAACAAATTAATAAATTTTCCAGACGATCCAATATCTTGGAAATTTGCTATAGAATTGTTAGAATATGTATCTAGTAACATGGATATGTTCTTACAATGGATGTCTGGGGAAAAAGCAAAGGGAATTTTAAACAAGTATCTAAAAATATAAAAAAATCAATTAAAGAAGGAGAAAGAATTATGCAATTTAAAGACAAACAAAATTTAGTGATAAGATTAAATAGCTCAACAGGAGAATATGATTTCGAATATAATCCAGATATTATTTTCAATGGAGAAAAATATAATGAACAGGAACTTATAAATGAATTAACAAAAGAAAGATTTTTATATAAAGAATTAGTATTAGGAATGGATGACAAAAATAGAGTATATTTCTATCCGCCTGAATTATATGGAAGTAATAAAACACTCAAAGATTACAGAATTGAACATTGGTTATTTCTTGATGATAGAAGATATAGTACAATTTTGAATAGTGGGTTTCAACATGATGTTATTACGTGGATGAAATCAGCAACAGAAACTATAAATAAATTTGGACAAATAATTAATGAAGCTGGATCAGTAATAAATGTAAGTACAGAAGCATTAAATAATGCAATGGCTATTGTTAATGGCAGTAATAACAATAATCAAGCTGGTCAATTTCCTCAACCAGCGGGGGCAACTATCATTAAACAACCAACAACTACAACATCATCAGGTACAGCTGTAAGAAAATAAACTTGGAGGTAGTCATTACTACCTCCATTATATATGAAAGGAGATATAATGGCTAATTTAATAGATTCTTCAATAAGAGAGATGCAAAAAGAAAGAAAAGCAGAAGAAGAATTAATTCATAATATAACAACAAATGGTGAAAGATTAGGATTAAGTTGGTACAAATACAATAACGAATATTTTCAAATATATAATGATAAAATTCTAAGAAGTCACCAAAATAATTTAAAGATTAATACCAGAGAAGGATGGTTTATATTAGATTTAAGAAATGTAAATGCTTGTGTAATCTATATAGATGGATTCGAAAAAATACTAAATGGTGTATCAGTAGAAGATATTGTTATATATCCTGATAAATACTTCTTATTTAAAACGCCAGATGGTAGAATAACAGAATTATGGAGACACTCAGCACAAATATTAGTAGCAGACGAAATTTATAGATTAAATCAAAATGTATGGTGTGTTTCCAGTAACGGAATCTACTATATAACAAATTTAAATGACAGAGAAACTATCGCTGTCGGTAGATATCCTTTAATATACGATAATGTGAATAATAAATTATCATATTTCGATACATTACAAGGAGGAATAATGATAGATGTATCACATTTATTGGAAAGATTCGCTAATAAATAAATACTTATATATAATATAATTGGTACAATAAATATTATATAAGAGGTGAAAACAATGGAACAAGAATTGAAGAGTTATAATTTAGCACAGTTAAGATTACTGGAACTAATTTATACTAAGGACGATGTTTGGATATCATCGACGCAGATGGCTTCTATATCAGGAAGACAACATAAGAATGTTTTGAAAGATATTAGAAAAGATATGATAGAAGGTATAGTCAAACTTAAAAAAGATTTGGATGTTTTTGATAAAAAAATTGTCTACGGAAAATATGAAAGGTATTTAGAAACATTAAACGAAAAAGACTGGAAGGTCATCGATTCCATGTTAGAGAAACACCCGGAATTTATGGCACAAGTATTTATAGCAGGTGATAAACAAAATATAAACTGTCAACCAAAAATTGAGATGGATGATAGATTTATTTTGATAGACAGTATAAACAAATTAAAATTAATCGAAAGAACATATAAAGATACACAGGGAAGATCTTATATCATGTATCTTTTGAATGACCGTGCTGCCCTTGTGTGTCTTATGCGTTATTCTTTAGCAATTAGATTAGCAGTCGTCGATAAGTTCTTAGATGTTCGGAATAAATTATTAATTGACAAAAAAACATCGGCTCCAAATGAAGCCGATCAAAATTTTCAAAAATAAAAAAAAATCTAAATAATCAAGGAGGAAATAACATGAACAATTGGAACAATAACAATTGGAATAACAATGGATGGGGGAATAATGGATATGTACAACAACCTAATCCATACAATCCACAACCAATACAACAACAGGTGGTACAACCACCACAAATGGTACAACAGGTAACACCACCAATTCAACAACAACCAATGGTGCAACAACAACAACCACCTCAATTGCCACCGTTTAATTTTAAAACTGATCCTAATGATGAATTATTCTTTACAAAAATATTGACTGCTATATTAACAAATGGTATAGCAAAGTCTAAAGATGGTTTATCTAACACGAAAGGATATACGTGCACATTTAAAGGTAATAACTTTGCCTTAACCATTAACTTAGTATTTAATACAGTGTACAAACATCTACAGCCGTATGTGTACAATGGTAACACGACAAACATCAATACTCCACATGGAGAAAATATTGATGACATGTTCTTAAAATCAGCAGCATTCTTAACACCACAATTAGCAACAATAAGAGATAATTATGGTAGATCAAGAACAGCTGACGGTAGAACAATAATAGAGTACATGGATAAATTGTCTCAGTATATTGATGCTGTAGGAGATTATGTAGATAAGTTTATAATTAAAAATCCCAATGGTACATATACGATAGATCCAAGATTTCAATCTATCTTAACGTATTCATTTAGATTTGGTGGTATAAATGTCACACCAAATATTAAATGGGAAGACAGAATTGTTACAGATGGATATGGTAGACAATTTAAACAAAGTCAACCAGTTATAGGGTTCTTGTATTCATTGTCAGAAGATGTCACACTGACAATAAAACAAGATCAGGCATTTATGGAATAACTTATGGAGTCCCCTTAGTGGGGACTTCTTTACTTATACGCAGAAAAATATATTCTATTTTTTTATTAAACTTAGATATCGTATACAATTATATCTTTTTGGAGGACAGTATGATAAAAAGGTTCAAATGTAAAGGTATGGTAGGAATACCAGATTGTGATATTAAATTAGGAACAGAAAAAAAGATAGTTATTACTGGTCCTAACGGATCAGGTAAAACATCATTACTGAAACAAATTACTCATCCTTTATCGTCTCATGATAAGTATAACAGATTGAAAACTGGTGTTGATGAAGGATTTATAGAAATGGAAATAGAATTCTACGGAGTTAATTATAAAGTACAACATTTATATAATAGAAATAAACCAGGACAATCTCCAAAAGTTATGTCATATTTATTTAAAGAAGAAAATGGAGTATACAATAACTTAGTAGAGAATGGTTTACCTACTAACTTTAAATCAGTAGTAGAAAAAGAATTATGTTATTCTGATTATTTATACAATATTTTAAATATAGGATCTCATAACAAGGGATTAATAGAACAAACAACATCTGAAAGATTAGATTATTTAAAGAAAGTAACTAATCAAGATGTCTTAACAGTTTTAAAAGATAATGTTAATAATAATTTTTCACAATATTCTAGTAATAGTAAGTATATAGCTAATGAGATATCTAAGATGGGTGACATAGATGACATGAAAAGAAGAATGTCCTTATTACAAAGTAAATCTATAGAACTTACTAATCAAAGAGATAGTTATCAATTAGAATATAATAATTTAGAGAATATTGACATATCTGTATTAGACGAGAAGATAGAATTAAGATCTCAGTATCGAAATCAATTAAATATGTATAATAACTTAAGAGTAATTCTAGAAGATATAGTAGATGATAAAAATACTTTACCAGAATTATCTTATAATTTAGTATACAATAAATTAATACAAGTACTAACTAAAGAAGAAACAAGATTAGATTTCTTAACTGAGAAAATTAATAATCTAAATACGGAATTATTACAAATAAAAGATTTAAATAATGATGAATTAATATTAGAGAAAGAAACATTAGAAAAACAAGTAGATGAAGTAATGAGTAAATATAAAAATAAAGAATTTCCTGATCTAATTAATGTGACAATTGATAATTTAGATAGATCAGTATTTATTATAGAGAATTATATTTTACCTACTATGGAGAATATAACAGACACATCTACTGTATTAGAATTAATTGAAAAAGAAAATATAGAAGAATATTCTAAAGAAATACAAAGACAATTAGATAAATTAATAGAAGAGAAAGATAAGATAATACATGATTTAGAACAATTACATGTTGCGTCTAATATAGCTGAATTATCTTTTCCTTCAGAATGTAAAATACCTACATGTCAATTACGTGTAGAATATGAGCAACAAATAAAGAATTTGAATATAAATCAAATACTAAAAAATAGACAAATAGAAATTAATAATGATATAAATAGATATGGGGAGATCTATAGAGAAAGAGAATCTATTGTTACTACAATAAAAGATACTTTTAATAGAATAGAGAATGTGAAATTATTAGATGTAGCTAATCTATTCGGAGATTATAAATTAGTAGATCTTTTTAGAGATACTATAATAAATAAGATATTAGCAAAAATAAAAGAATTTATTATGTATATAAAAGATACTAATGATTTAGAATTGATTTATGTTAAATTAGAATCTTTAAAGAATATAGTAAAGACTACAGAAAATAATTCTAAAGAAAAATTTAATAAAATTAATCATTCTTTAGAGGAGTTAAGTACAGAAGAACAAGAATTAATGAGAAAAATATCAAATTTACACGACAAAAAAAACAAATTAGAAAAAGAAAATTTTTCAGATAATTTAAAGTCATTAAAGTATTCTGAAATAGAAAAAGATAAACAAAAGAAATGGGATATGATAGAATCATTATCAAAAGAAATAGATGTAATAAATGAAATAGATATCAAGAAAGAGAAATTATATGAATTAGTAAAGCAAAAAAATATAGAGTTGAAAGAAAATACTGATGAGTATTATAAACTTAAAGAGGGATTAGAAAGAATAAGTTTACTTACTAAAGATTTTGATAATACAATTAAACATGTAGAAAAGTTAAAAGTACTTAGAGAGATAGTAGGAAGAGTATTACCAGCTCGTATAATGGATTCTTATTTAGATGAAGTAGCTAAATTAGTTAACTTTCTATTAGATGGGATAATGACTATTAGATTTGATACAACTGATGGTATCGAAATATATAGTACAATCAAAGCTGAAGAAAGACCTGCATCTGTTATGTCTCAAGGTGAAAAGTCAATGTTATCTATTGCATTATTAATAGCATTTAAAAGAATGATAAAATGGGACGTTATATCTGTTGATGAAGGATCTGCTGCATTAGATGAAGATAATAAAGATAAATATATGTCTATGATTACTCGTTATATAGAAGCAGTGGATACTATTAGTCAGATATTTATTGTATCACATGATTTCTTTGTATCTGAAGGAATGGATGTAAGAATATTAAGAATGGAAGAGCTTTAAATTATTTGAAGTTATATATAATATAAATGGCAATAAAAAAAAAATCTTAAGGAGGAAATGATTATGGAAAAGAATGAAATCAAACTTTTAGCAAGGGAAATTTCTAAGAAACATTTAACAGATACAAAAATGAAAGAGGTTTTTGTAAAGTTAGCATATCAACCTAGTAAAATGTATTTATTTACAGTAACTGCTGATCTAGGATTTTTAGAGGACGAGTTTTGGAAAAAATGTTACGACTCATGTAAAAAAAGATACTCATTGGACCCTAGAAAACATTTTAAATTCTTAGGGAATTTAGATGAGTTCATATTATTACCATCAAATAATATGACGTTAAATTATTATATGATATTTAAAGACTCTAAGACTGTGAAATTCTGTATTACGTCGAGTATTCCAGTAGCTGCAGATATTTTACATGGAAAAGAAAAATCAAAGAGATTCGAATCTATTAATGAAATAATAAGAACAGAAATTAGAGGAGAATTATGTGGTTGGGATCAAGAATTGATGTCAACTTTCAATAAAAGTATTAGTAACTACAAACCAGAAAAAGTGATGGGATCTATAACATTTGAACCTTGGTATTGGTTTGGTATGGAGAAGAAATATCAAGGTATATTTTATGAAGAAGCAGATATGTTAGAATTAAAAGACAATATAGAAGAAACATTTGATCCGTATCATTATATATTAGCTTTATGTAATGAAATGGATAATTCTCAATTCTTAAATTCAAATGGTATTTTAGCTGATATGAAATCTATATTGGATAATAAAGTGATCAGATTAGCTAATGAAACAGGATTATCACCAAAAGAAGTATTAACTAAATATAGACTGGATATACTAAAAGAATCAACAGCAAATATGTTAGAAATACTTTCGATTAATGTTGAACATGTATTAAGATTCTATAAAGGTGACAGATTAGCATATGTATTAGACGGTGTGTTAGATGCTGTTAGAAGATGTTATATAAGATCATGTGTAGAAAATGATATACCTATGATAGTAGATACTTTAACACCTAAATACAATAAACTTTTATCTAAAATGTTCCAAAAAGCTAAGGAATGTGTCTATGAGCATTTAATAAGAGATAAATATGATACATCTAAATTAATACATTTATCTATAGCTAACAATATGTTAAGAAACGAAGAAGAAAAAGAAACAATCGAAAGAATGAAAGCTGAAACACATAGTTTGATATCTGAACTGATGAATCGATTCCAAGATTTTAACGACGATGATGACGATATTGACGAAGAGAAAACATTAATAAACTAATAAAGGAGGAAATAACTATGTTGAATAGTTATTTTAAAGAAGTATCAGATAATCAAAAAAATCTGGTATTTGTAATAAATGGGACCGAATATTCTTTTGTCGGTCCCAACACTAAAGGAGTGGTGATGAAATCGGCTAAGAAACTAGTAGCCGGTTTAAATCACATGTTAGCATGGGCATATGCTAACGAAAAATATCATTTCATTAATAAATTGAATACTTTCTTTTTAGATCTACATAATACAGTAACACACCCATCTTTTAGGGACAGGTGTATAGCAGATGTATACGAAGGAATATTTGCTAATATACAATTAGCTACAGCACATTATTATAAGAAATTTATTAATAATATGGATATAGATATATACCATGGTATTACAGAATATGTTGATAGTAATATTGTAGAAAATATAGAAGAAGACAAATGTGATCTAGATCATGAAGATTTATTCTTAATAATATGTCTGATAACAGTCACAAAGATAATGATTGTTGGAGTATCATTATTAGAAAGATTTAAATTAGAGAATTATCTTTATGAACCTCTTTTAATAGCAACTGATAAATTCCAAGATACTATGTCTATGTATTATTATAATATTAAAAACGAAAGAGGAGAAAAGTATTTTAAAATAAGAAGTAAAGATTTCAAAAATACAGTCTATAGATATTTCTATAATGAATTGTCTAGAGAATTTGAAGGTAATAATACAGGTCTATTCAGAAATAACGGTTTCTCTATAGATAGAATAGCAAATGACCAATATATTACAGCATTATGTACAATTAGTAAACATTTGCCTGTCTATATAGACAATAAGACATCTCAACTTTATACACTTAAAGATGATTATACTACATTTAAATTTGTTACAAAGAATACATTACGATATTTAGAATCTACACTACATAATATGATAGGGGATAAATTAGGAACACCTTTCGGTGGAGTTATTAGTATAATACAATATAATAGATCTGCTGAAAGTGACCATAACTTTTATGAATCTGCTATGAAACAAGAACTATCTTTAGAAAGAAAAAGTAGTTCTGATATGGAGAGAAGAAGACATGATATTAAATTATTAAAAGCATATGTTAATGATAAAGTACAAGAATACAAATTATTGGAGAAATATTCGATATCAATTATTCCAACTCCATTAACAGATTTCTTTATAATTAAATTATTATCTGAAATAGCAGAAGATACATTAACTTTAAAATTGTTAGACAAAAAGACTTATTGTTGTTTAGCACTTTTAATAAGTTATAAATTACAGACTAGAAACTGGCCTAATTTAGGTAATGCTGTATTAAGTGATCAGATTTCCCCATCAGAAATAGCAAAGTTCTTTGATAAACCACTTTTAAATAAAATAACATCTTTAAGAAAATATCACACTAATCCTGTTAATGCATTAGAAGATATTAAGAAAATAGTAGGTCATGATTATAAAAAGACATATGAAAATAAAATAATTCATATTACTGAAGAATTTATACAATTCTTATTAAATGACCAAATAGACAAGTTCTTATTTATTGATGATGCATATATATACGATTATGAAGAGATCGTTAAGAAACAGGATAAAGAAAAAGAAAAAATAAATAATGAATGATTTAAGAAAAGATGTCTTAGAATTTCTGAAAAATCATAGAGATACGAAATGGTATAAGAATACAGGATATTTAGAAACAAAATGTCCAATATGTGACGCTAATTCTAAAAAGCGTCACCTATCTATTAAATTAATAGATAATCAACCTATAGCATACAAATGTTTTAGAGCTAGTTGTAATGCAGGAGGTATATTAAATAGAAAATTTGCCAAGACGTTAGGATTACCAGAAGATCTTTGTCAAGCATTAGAAGACGAATCTTTAAAATATCATAATTATTCTACTACACCAAAATACTATTCTCGTAAAGGAGATTTCTTATTAGGAGTTATAGATACAGCAGTTAATGATTATTTTAGAGATAGGACTGGTAAAGATATATTTGAAGTACAAGATAAATTAAGAATTACAACAAATATAACGAATTGGCAAAAAATAAATAATATAAGAATAAAACAACTTTATCCTTTAGTATTATGGGAAGAAAGAGGAGATAAATTTATTTACTTCTTTAATAGTGCTTATTCTACTGTTCATTATCGTCAAATTAATGGAGATAAAAGAGGTCGTGTTACATTAGTTACTGGATCTACTAAAGAACCAATTAGACATAAGCCATATTTTATAGAAGATAATATAAATAAATTTGACGACGAGAATTCTGTATTAGTATTAGCTGAAGGACCTTTCGATATAATAAATACATATCTATATTTAAATCCTGAACCACATGGAATGTATATTGCTGTTGGAGGTATGGCTAATATGAAATCTATAATAATGGAGTATACTAAATATCATTATCGAGCAAAAGTTTATATTATGTCAGATGATGATGTTGATATATCTTGGTATAAAAGATATTTATTACCACGTATAGATCAAAGAATAAGTAGTTTAGAAATAATCTATAATATTAAAGCTAAAGATGTAGGTAATATTGAAGATGGGATTGAATTAAAAAGAACAATTTTAAAACTATTCGACCCAAATGTAGAAAAAGAATATAATGGAGATGATTAAAATGAAAATATTAGATCAAGTAGAAAAATCTTTAAATGATACCCTAGAATCATTAAAATGTACATTAAAACTTTTAAATGAGACAAAAGAAGACAAGATTTTAGAAGACAATGGTAAATATGATAAAGAAATGACAGAAGAAGAGAAGAAGATATATGAAGAAGCCTATGTAAAAGTAGGTGAACCTATAGCGAACTCTTGTTTAAAAATGCGTACATCCGGAGATTGGGTAAGAATGTGGATAGAACCATATCAAAGACGACAAATAATAGATGTACTTTATCCTTTGGTTGACTATTTATTAAAAGATGAACATGCAGAACGTCCTCAATTTAATCAATACAACAGATATAAAATTTATGATAACTTACATGATATTACAAACGCTATATTGAATAGACCATTAAAAGAAGACAGTGGTACACAACGTATATTAGCTGAGACTTTAATAAAAATATACCCTAAAAATAGAGAAGTATTCTGGGAAACTATTTCTAGAGTTAAAGAAGTATTTTCTATAGACATGAAGAAAGAGAAAAACTTAGACAGTTTTTTGAAAAATAAAAATGAAATTTTTACTAAAAAATTATTGGATATTAAAAATAAACACGAGGACAATTTACAAAGAGTAATGAATTATTATATAGAAGATAGATCAATCCTCGCTGGCTTACTAAAAAATATAGAATCCGCTTTTAATGAAATCAATATTGAAACTTCGAACGAAGGCGATCTATATGGTATTATCTCAGAATTAAATAGATTAATCCGTTATGACAATAATAATGTGAATAAGACAGTGTTAAGAAATTTTATATCAGATTTAGAAAAATCTGATATTATATAAGAGGAGGATACTAATGAAAAAAGAAAAAGAAACAGTTACAGACATTCTAGATGAATTTACACAAGAGATTGTAAATTGGTCTAATACTTTTAGAGTAAATAGATTTAGAGAAGCTATAAGTCCTATTATGTGTTTAATAGACAATGACAAAGATAATGATGGATTAACAACTATTTCTAAAAATAAGATGTTAATAAACCTGTATTTTCTTGAAACAGTAGTAAACGATTATAACGAAGATAATATAAAAATCATAATAGAAAAAATAGAAACAGTATTTTCATATCTTCTACCTAAAAAGATTAGTATATATAGAAAAGCTTTACCAGAGATATTAAATCTTTTTGAATTAAAGAAAGAAGATGTTCGAGGATTAGTTTTAAAAGAAGAATATGAAAATAAACTTTTAAGAGATAACTGTTACAAAGTCTTCACAAGTTTCGATACCATCTTTAGTAGATTATATCTAGAACCTTCTTGGAAAGATGCTAAAAATAATTTTAATGAAATAAAGAAATTAGTACAGAATATAAGTATAGATGATGCAAAAGATACATTTGTTAGTATATGTCAAAAAATATCTAATATTCTATTCTATACAGGACATACTATATCTTATCATCTACTTAACTTCGAAATAAAACTTAGAGAAATAATAACAGAATATGAATAAAGAGGCCCCCATATGGGGGCTTTTATTTTTATCGTTAATTTTAGTTATCTTAAGTTTTTTTTTTGTATATTATATATATGATAGAAATAAATATATAATAAAAATTAAATTTTAGGAGGAAAAGTTATGAAAAAATATGGTGAAAGATTATCAGGAGCAGCAAAAGGATCTACAATTATTAATATTTACGGTAACACAATTTGGATCAACAGAGGTATACATCAAGAACAGGCTTATGCAGCTATAGAGGAACAAGTAACATGGGAAGAAATAAGAAGGGACATCTATGAAGTAGCAGGAGAAATAGCGAATAAAGCAGCAGAAGTTTCAAATATTTTAGAAAGTCCAGCAGAATTGAGTATACAACAAATAGTGGACCTTGGGGAAATGGAAAAAAGTTTGGAAAGAAAATTGGATAGACTGGAAAAATTTCAAGAGGACATCAAAGGTAGATACAAAAATAATGAAATAAAAACTTGGAAAGATGTAAATGCATTAAAAAAGGTACATAAAATCCTGTAAAAAAGTTTTTCCCAGTCCTTGTGGCTGGTTTTTTTTTTTTACTATTAGTTGCATGTTAACCATTTAATATATCAAAAAGATAAGGAGGTTAACATGTTAAATCGTAAAATTTATAGAGCTACATATGCTGAATCTGTAAGTGCTGTAGATAAATCTTCTATACATGAATTAAATAGTGGTGAGAAAGTATTTGAATTTGATACTGTAGTAATTAAATTACCAGGACCTACAAGAAATAAAGTTATGTATCCTTTAGAAGAAATGAAAAAAGCTGTTGCGTCAGCTATGGTTCAAGAATTGTTAAATAGGGGTGCTATGTATGGAGAAGGAGGACATCCATTAAATCCTAAAGACATTGATAGATGGGTTGTAGTACCTATGGATAAAGCTCAATTCAAATGGACAAAACTTTGGTTTGACGGAGATACATTAATGGGTAGAGTAAGAACATATCCAGGTAATGGTAACTTATTAGCTAAAGCTATTATTAATGGTGAATTACCAGCATTCTCTATAAGAGTACTAGGATCTGAACATATGGAAAATGGATATCGTACATTAAGAGATATAATTCTTATTACGATAGACTGGGTAAACTATCCAGGTAATCCTAATAGTTACGTACCTGATAGTAAAGAATTTATGATCTCAGATGCTCCATTATTTACTATGGATTATGATTATACTGGTAGAACAGTACCTAAAGGAGAAAGTTATAATTTATTAGATGTAAAAGATAATGAAACACTTGTTTCTTTAGGAGAAGGATATTTTACTAAAGTTAGTAAAATAGATAAAGAACAAAGATCGAAATTAAAAGCTTTTAGAGAAAATGCATTTTAGGTGATATTATGAATATCAATAAATTAATTAAAAGATTAAAAGATGAATTAGGTTTATCTAGATTCGTTAAATTGTCATATACAGATAAAGATATTTATGATAATATAATTGTACATTCTTTAGAAGAATGGTCACATTATTTTAAACAAGCTGTAACATTTCAAAATGTTGAATTAAGTGCTAAATTACAATTAGAATATGATGTGTATGCTATACCTAAATATATTATAGATAACATAAGAAGAAGTGGATTAGTAATAGAAGATATAAGACAGGTATTAGCATCTTCTGATCAAGCGGTTGCCGGTGTAGGAACATTTGTCGGAGCCTTCTTACCAGATTTAAATTTAATAGATTCTTATACTGCTTTATATTCTAATTATAGACAAGGAAATGCTGAAGCAGTTAACCAAATGAATATTGCTTGTTATTATGAGAAACCTAATAAACTTAGATTTGTGTTCCCTAGACCATTATATCAATCTACTACTGTTGCTATGTCTTTTTATGTTTCACAAGGAGACAATTTAAGTGGTATATCAGAAACTAGAGAACATGATTTCTATGATTTATGTAAATACAATTTAATGACTACGTTATATCAAAATGAAGGAAAATTTATAGAGACTATACAAACTGGAATGGGAACATTGAATTTAAAATTAGAAGATTGGGCAAGTGCTGCAGATAAGAAAGCTGAATTGTTAAAAGAGTTATTAGAATACTCTACTATTCATCAAATCAGCTATGCACACTTCTCTAACATATAATGGTTAGAAATCTCAATAAATATACTAAATTCCAGAAAGTCTTATTTAACCTTCATTTTATAATTTGTGGTATTTTTTTTATAATACCATTATTTTTTCTTAACCAAAATACTTGGTTAGACACGTTAATGTTATATATAACAATTATTGCTAGTATGTATATTTTAGCTAATGATCGAAGAGCAATAGTATTAAGAATATTTTATTTATCTATTTATACTTTTATAGCTTTTCAATATGGATTAAACATAGACGTGTTTATAAAAATAGCTTTTTATATCCCATTTGCTATGTTACGGGCATGGGAACTATATCACACTAAAGATGAACATCAATGGAGAAAGTTAGTAGCAAAGGAAATAAATTCAACAAGAAGACATGGTAAAAATTGTCATAATATGGGAACATTCTATGTCTGGTTAGTTATAGGTGTATGTGTAGCTACAATAATAAATGATGTATTTGACGACAAAATATTATTAGATAAATCAATAGGTGATGTTTATTATATTGTATTAATTCTTGTAGCATTCGGATTTATTTTTCTAGATTACAGAAGAAATATGAATAGATGGACATTTGGAGTAATGTATAATATATTAACCGCTAATCTTTGGTTACATGTTAATAATGTTTCTGTAGCTATGGGACTATACATTTGTTTCTGGATCTATTATACATCTATTGGTACTATAGAAGCTATATATTTAAGAGAAATAAATAAAGTCCGATCTTTATTTGCTTTAAATTTAAAAGAAGTAAAAAACACATAAAAACAAAAATATTAGTAATATTAAATAAACTATATAGTATACCATTTTCTCATAAAGACCTTTTGGTTCCCTGGAGTAATATCTGGGGAACTTTAAAAAATTAGCAACATATTCATATAAATATCTCTTTCACCCCCTTAGGGGGGTGTATATTACTCCCGAACTATAAGTATATATTTTTTACAGAAAGGAGATAACATGAATGAATCTATAGAGCTTTTATATGCAGGAAATGACAAGAATTATCCATTATTTAATAAACCTTTTAAAGAAGCTAAACCAATTCAAAAAGGTTCTTTTGAGATACAAGATTTTTTTGAAGAACATTATATAAAAGATAGAGATCAGAAAGTAGTAGAACAAATATATAGGTATTTATCTAATAACCATGATGCTATGTTAGATGGACTATTAAAAGATTTTATTGTGTTCGGATCTACTAATGAAGCTCGTGTAACAAATTTATACGATATAACAACAGCTGAATGGAATAAATTTAAAGGTAGTCATCCATTACTAAAAAAAGACTTTAAAGTATCTGGATCTTTATTAAGAATGGGTCTTATTATTTCTTATTATAAAACACGTGATAGAATATTTTTAGATTTTTTAGCTGTGACAATATTCGGTAGTAGATGGAAACAATATTTCAGGCATAATGTAAAAGAACATGTAATGAAATATGTTATTGAGAAAAAATTGACTATGAAGAGTTATTTTAAACAATATGGATCTGCATATGTTGCTTTACAAGAGACTATTTCTACGATTTTACAAGGAGAAAATGCAAGTGATAGTAAAAGGATAACTGCTATATTACAAACACCTAATGATCAAAATATTATAGATTTAGTTAATACAATATATAGTAGAATTAATTCTTTATTGAATACTTTAGCTAGTCATTATTATGCTGCAGAGAAAGAAGAAAAATCAGGTTATATTTTAAGTGTATCTGATGAAGCAGAAGAAGGTAGATTATCATTAAGTAATAATTCTTTAAAGATAAGTAATCTTAAAAGTATGGTAGATAATTTAACTTCTACATCTTTAGATGAATTAATCTTAAAGACATTAAGATTAGAAACTCCTATAAGAAGAGGATGTGTTACTTCTGTATTGTGTAATACTAAAGAAAAAATATTTTCTAGGTATGCAAATATCTACATAGATTATTATGTAAAAACACATGGAACAGATTGGAATAAGATGAAACAACAATTCATTACTAAATCTAATACTGCTCGTATGAAAGATCCACTAGCAAAAGAATTAGATTCTCGTATAATGAAACTTATCAGAGAATTTATTAGAAATTATACAAAGTATAGTAATGAAGATCCAGAAGATTTAAAGACTTCTAATGGTATAGTAAAATTAACAAAGACTATAAAAGATTACATTATTATAAAAACAAGAGCGTTAATGAATGACCTCTAGACGCTCATATTTAAGATTTAGGAGGTTTTATGGCAGTTAAGGATAAAATACTAGCTGAATTAAAGAAACACCTAGAAACGACCTTTCCTGACGTTTATGAACGTTACGAAAAAAAGTTTAGTTCTATGAATGAACAAGAAATCAAAGATTGGTTTATTAAAAAGAATGGTCGTATCAGGTTATATGCAGAAGATAGTAAATTAGAACAAAGTAATGTAGATAAGATCTGTAAATCTACAGGTGTAGTATTAGAAGAAAAATTAAAATTACCTTACAAAAATGGCGTTACAACAAAACATAAAATAATGGTAATGCCTATGCAGATACTTAAATTACAACAAATGGCTACAAAAGAAAATGCTTCTACAATACACACCAATCATCGTGATATGAATAACCAAGCTACTAGAGGTAGTAAAACAGGATTATTGTCAGATGATGAAGTAGCAGCTATGGCAGCTTATGGTTCTGTAGTAGATCCTATTATAAAAGAATTATTTTCTCCTAGAGGAGATAATAGAATAACAAAGAAAGCTATGAATGAATTAATAAGACAAGATTTAGATTTTAGTTTAGCTGATTTACCAAATGGTGCAGATGGAAGAATGACATTATTACATTTAGATGCTAATTATGCTTGTATGGGATTAGCTACAGATTTAATAGATCATATAGACGAAAGAAGTTAAGGAGGATTAACATGTTAGAAAATGCAGAAGAAAGAAGAACATTAAGATTCATATTAGATTTTTTACAAAAGAAATATATACACCCAACAAAAATAGTGATCGGAAGAGAAAAAGATGAATTTATTATAACCACACATATAGATACTGTGACGTCAGTTGATCGTCTTAGGTATACTGGATATACCACCTTAAAGCCATGTGAAATCTTATGTGACTGTAATAAGAAAGCTATTCCAATAATTTTTGAATAAAAAAAAATAGGCAGATTAAACTACCTATTTTTATATTATTAGCTTGTTATATCTAGGGTATTAGTATACATTCTAAGGTATATACCTTTTTGTATATAATACCCCAGAGATACAGATAGTAATAAATAGAATGCATTATGTGGAGTATTAAACCACATAAAACAAACTACTGCTAGAAATATAGGTATCGTAACCCATAATGAGTTAGATACTATATATCTAGTATTATTTCTGAACATGTCTGCGAGTAAAACCGGTAGAGTTACTCGCAGCATAAAAATAGTCCAGAGAGCATAGCTAAGTATGTTCCAAAACATAATATCACCTCCTTATTTTAATATCATATATATTATATATAAAAATATTAATTTAAGGAGACAAAAAAAGAAGCCCCCATTGGGGGCTCTTTATTTTAACGCATCTATGGTCTCGCCATAGGAACTGTTGGATCATTCAATGGACTGTAATTATTTACTTGTCCTACATGAACGTAATCAACTCCTTGTGGCGGATAACCTTCATAAGTTTGGAATACACCATTCAATCCATAGAAATGTGCATATAGATCTGCTGGTGGAGTAGTAGGTGTAAAGTTATTACTAAAATTATTCTTATCTACATTATAGCATAAGAATATTTTAGAGAATAATCTTTCCCATCTACCTTTTTCTCTTGTTTCCAAAATGTCATAACAAGTTGTGTATCTTGTTATGATTTTATTAATACCATGTTGTACAACAGGATTATACAGTACTTCGTTAACTTTAGCGAAGTATTGTGGTGTGTATATAGCATAATTAGATGCTATCATGTCTATATATTGAATGGCCATATTTACTTCAGGTTCCATAACAAATGTTTGATATGGTATTGCCTGATTAGTAACCTGGTCTTCTAATACACCACGTTCTGTACGATCTATGTACAAATCATCAACAGTTATTTCTGTTCCGTCATGTCCACGAACAGCTACATCATCAACTTTAATTTCAAATTGGTCGATGAATTCTTTAACTGTTTGATTTGTACTATCAGCAGGTTCTGGTTTTGGTTTCTTAGTAAATAAACCTTTTAACCAATTCCAGAATCTTACGAAGATATTAGGTTTCTTTACTTCATTAGCTTTGATAGTAGCTTTAGCAGCTTCTACTCTTTGTGCTTGAAGTATTTCTTCGTATTCTGCTCTTGTGATCTGTTCTCCGTTGTACCAAACTATATCTCCAACTATACAGTTTGCCATCTTAATTACCTCCTTCTTTTTTTAGTCTTTATAATACAGGTCTGAACTTTAATTGATAATCTTTATAATATTATCCGGTACGAAATATACGGTATAAATATATTCCAATAATATTAAGAAATATCTAGTCTAGAAAATCATTACCACTCAAGTAGTAATACGTAATGATACTTACCTCCAAGTGAGGAGTTTAATATTCTTTTGCCCATTGTCTATTGACACCTCATACGACGTCTCGCTTATTGAGGAAATATTAAACTGGGATGGAATACCTGTATTATATTTTATTTGAATACCACATATATTATATATAATATAAAAATAATAATAACATTAAAAAATAAAGGTAGCATTAAGCCACCTTTATTTATTTCTAAAGTAGACCTCATTGAGACAAAGATATTCATCTTCTTCAAATAGAGGTCTGTATTTTTCTGGTAACTTATTTAAATCGAAAGTACAGTGACAATACTTATCGACCTTTAAAATCATGTTACCTATTTCCCATAATAATTCGTGTACTTTTAAAAGACAAGGTGAAAATGCTTTGTCTAACATCTCAGCGACAGACTTCTCGAAATTTTCAGGATCGTATGTAGATATACTATCAAAATAGATTATTCTATCTAATATATAAAATATTTCTTCATCAGAAAGAATTCTATTTGTTCGATGACCGAATTCAGATATTATTATATCATGAGTGTATTCATTAATGAAGATTCTATTAGCTAGAATTTTTATATCATATTTATTAGGGTATATATGATCTATCTCTTTTATTTCGAAGTGTCTTTCTTCCCTTTCTTTAATTTTAAAGTTAGGTTGATAACTTTTGAAAATTATATCTTTAGGGTCTACTAAGAAATTTAGATTTTTGTTCCATCTGTCATATTTTATTAGATATGGAAGACCTTTAGGAACATTTCTTAGATCTCCATATTTTTCTATGAACTCTTTATACATGTAATCTCCATACCATGTGTCTTCAGATTCAATATTATCATTTCGACTGAAATCATCGTTTCTGCTATATGGAAAATGAAATTCAAATAGATTTTCTTCTAAATTTATATTTTTATTAATATCAATATATTCGATTATGTATTGTTTAAACTCGTAAGGCATTGTTAACCAGAACGAATTCAATTTAGCACTACCTGTTGGTTCGTAATAATCATGAAATACATTTCTAAATCTAGGGAAGACTTCTAAGATATCTTCTATGCTAGGATAATCGATTAAATTCTTTTCATCTCTAACTATACCTATCAAGTCTGAATATATTGTATTAATATTTAATTGCTCTTTTCCAAATGTAGCGTCTAATAAACGATACATTCTTTTATGCTTTGCTGATATTTCTGTATTGAAATCATACTCATATTCTTTCGCAAATTTATTAGCAGATGTTAATAAATTATGAAGAACTTGGTTTATTTCTTCTTTGGTATATTCTACAATGTCTCCGCTACAATGAGAGTATAACCCACTATCAGAATAATCATAAGAGTAATGATCGATATGTTCTTCGAATTTTTCTCTATCTTTAAATGATATTTCATTCTCGTCGAAATAATCCTCTTCATCTTCTTCATCATTTTCATATTCAAATCTTTCTCCACTATATGGTCTAATAATTCTTATGCCATTTTCTGGATTATACGATTCTATTAACCAAAAAGATGATGATGAGTGTTTAGGATGTTCTATGTCACTTAACCAAGGCATATAAAGTATATCTTTTTCTCCTCCTTCTTGTGAACATGGGTAATACCAATCATACTGAAGCCCATTGGTTTTCGTATCTACTGTAACAACTTTTCTTTCAGCTTCGATTTTCTTTCCTTTCTTTCTTTTCTGAACTACTCTAACTTCTTCATATCTTAATGTCATAGGGACATCACGAAGAAGTATTTCTTCATTATTATCGACAGCAGTTTTAACCTCTTGAACTAGATCTTCCCAATCATATGATGGTAATACTAATTCATGAGACCAGTTGCCTATTCTTTTAGTAGTAATTAAATCTGTAGTATATTCATCTTGAGGTAATCCAGTGTTATTATATTCTAGTTCAGCTTGAGATCCATTAATGAATGGTGGATAATAACCATTCTTCATGATATACAGATTCGTAAAAGACACCTTTTTACATCGTCTGTTAAGTCTTCCCATTCTTTGAATATTGATATTCATTTGGTCAGACCAATTCATAAATAAGATATCTAAAGAAACATCAACAGACATTGAAATTAAATCGTTTGAAATAAGAATATCATAATCTCCTTCGAATAATCTTCTTTCATTATCATCTTTTTCTTCCAATGATAATTTAGAATGATGATAGATAACATTCATATCGTCTATTTTGGCCCCTGTCGCTGTAGTTACATAATCCATAACGTAATCCATCTCCATTATGGAATTACAAATAAATCCTATCTTTTTATTTTTATATTCTTTCTTTAAGATAGGAATAATTAGATTTCTGTCTTCGATCAATTTAGCTCTATATCTTATAGTATTCTTAATTTCATCGAAGCTGATAGTCAAGTAATTATTAGTAGATTTTAATTCTTCGTCTAATGTTGCAGACGCTAAAATCACTTGATCTAATTTTACATTTTTCAGATAACTTTTCAGAACTGTTCTAACTTTTACTGGGTAGTTATCTATTTCATCCAGTACGAGAACATCGTCTGTTGATTGTCTGTGTTCGTTATCTTTCACTAATGCTTTTATATAATCAATCATGTAAGGATCACACGTGATTATATTTATAGTAGTAAATTTTTCGTCAGTGATTCTTTCGTCAGTTAAAGTAGAAGTTAATACTCTAACATTCAGATTAATAAAATCATGACATAATCTTCTGTACATGAATGTACACGCTGTTATTGTTGGCAGCATCCATGTAACAGTTTTTCCTTCAGGAATAGCTAGTAGAATTGCTTCAGTTTTTCCAGAAGCTGTTGGTGCATCCAGTATAATATTTACACCTTTGTGTAATAATGCGTATTCCTGTATTTGGTTCAATTTAAATCTTTCTTTAATTTCCTTTTCTAATTTCATTTTTATTACCTCCATTATTTATTATATTCTATCTTATATATTATATATAAGATAGAAAATTTAAGGCAAAAAAAAAAAGTCCCCACGAGGGGGACTAAAATTATTTAATTTTGAACAAGTCTTCTAAATCTACCTCTTTACAGTATTCTATATATTTATGAATCATATCCATAAATACACCCTCTGTAATAGGTTCTATAATTCCTTTTAATTGTTCATCATTGAATAATCTCATACTCTGTATATTTTCTGTATATTGTTCGAAGACATTATTTTTAATAGGACTGAATACTATAGTTTCGTCTTCAAGACATACTTTAAAAGATATAAATGTACCATGAAGATCTTTATTGTCTGAATTTACTTTTTGAATAAGATTTCTTTTTACAACACCTGACATCTCACGGGATCTAATGTCTTCAAAATATGAATGTACAAGTACGAATAACTCACCTTCATCATTTACATCCATATTGTAAAGAATAGACTCTCCTTTATATGTACTATATTTTATTAATGACATCATTTCATCTAACATATTATTTTTAACTAAAACATATTGATCTTCTTCATCTTCTTCATTATAGTCTATTAAATTATAGTTATCGTTTATAGCTCGTCTAGTATACCAAAGATCATAATCAAATGTGGTAGGTGTTATATTTGTTGTAATATATTCATGTATTAGTATTAGATCACTCTGTAATACTTCGGTTGTATTATTATGATACTTTATCAATATTCTTAAGACATCTAATAAATCTTTAGTATCAATTAAGAAATTATAACCTTCTGTACTATTTCTATACTCTACTTGATAATAATTATTTTTATCTTTAGTAGTAACCAATTTTACAGTTAACCCGAGACCACTGTTATATATTCCTATACCCTTTCCGTATTCACCTTTACACATAGTTGTCTTTTCTCCGAATACTCTTTTAAGAGCTAGTGCTAATTCTATAATAGTTGTAGGGAGTTGTTGGATCATACGGATAGCTAATCTATCTCTATAGCTGTATTTATAATAATCAGAGCTCTTAGAGTTTACTGATATGATACTTTTCATTTCAGTTCTATGAAATGTGTCATACATTAAGAGATCTCTTTCTGTTAAATCGTATCTATCTTCTCTTGCTAAGACTACCTTTTTATTTTCGAATATAGCCTGACTAGGTGTAATAGTATTAGGTAAGTTATCACACAGATTTTTGTCTTCTTTATAACTTATGGAATAATATAAAGGATATACTACGTTGTCAGGAGTACATACATTAACTTCTATTTCTTCACCAAAATAAGGAAGAGTTTTTGTAGGTGTTTTAGACATTAGCAATTCAAAATTCTTTTTCATATCTGAATCATCCATCGTGGAATGAATGACATTAGAATGATTATACTTAAATGACAGTATTGATAGTTTACCTGCTATCTTTTTCATAGTCATTATTATTTCTTTAAGGAATTGCTCCTTATCACTTAATTCAGTAAAAGCGAAAATATTAAATAGACTTTTATAAATACTGGTCTTATCATAATTTTCCTCATTATAATCTGTAGTCATGTAAGGATAAAATACTAGGTCATTTCTTCCTTTTAACATTTCTCCATATAATTGTATAGCCCCAGTTGCTAATACTGCATCTATACCGATACTAAGATGTAAAGATTTTATATCGAATATTTTAAATAAAGTGATTCTATGTGGTACTTTATCTTGATACTTTTTCTCTAATCTGTATGTATCTTCTGCATACATTAAAGAATGTTGATCATTTCTAAAGATATTACTAACAACTACTTCTTTTTCCTTTTCCTCTGTTTCAAAATTCTCCTTGTTTAATTTTTCCTTTTCCTCTAGTGACATTACTCTAACTTCCATGTCAATACCTCCATTATTTAGATTTTTTTGTTCCATTTATATTATATATAAATATAATTTTTTAGTGTATAAATAAAGATCCCCCAAGAGGGGGACAATTATTTATTATCGGTAGAACCAATTCCACCTTTTCTTTCGTTACCTTTTTTATTTTCCTTCTTTGCTTGAACGTCTTCATCGGTCATAAACCATTTATGGAATACTATTTGAGCTATTTTTTCACCAGCATTTATTTGTTCATTTATTGGTACCTCTATCTTTAAAGGTATCTTTATTTGGTCTTTAAAATCTGAGTCTATAACTCCAACAGAATTCATTAATCTTAAATGTCTTTTAATACCAGCAGAAGATCTGATGTGCATATAAGCTACATATTCTGTATCCATTTCTATTGTAATATAGCTATCCATAATTTCACTAGATGTATTACTAGTTCTAACATATACTGGATATGGTGCTATAAGATCATAACCAGCACTTCCATCTGTAGCTCTTTTTGGTTTTAAAAGTTCCGGGTTATCCTTATATTCTTGTGGTACAAAAGGGTTATTTTTTAACCCCTCTTCATCAATAACGAATCTTATCATTTGTTTTTTCCTCCTATATTATGATAATTCATCGTTTGATTATTCTGCTATAAATTTCTCTAATTTAATATCAGAATTAATTTCCAATTTTCCATTACTATCGAATGAGAAATGTACATTTTCTAATACATATAAGATTTCATCATTTATATCATTCTCTCTGGTAAGAATCTCTGACAAAGGAATATATAAGAATGCAGGATACAAATAATTTTCAATATTATTAAAGAATATCTTATGTGGTAATTGTACTTTAGAATTATCTTGATTAAATATTTGATTATACTTCTTAGATTTCTTATATGATGTTTTACTTTTATTTTTAGAATTATAAAAATCTGTAATATCCCATGAATATAATACCTCTGTAGAACCTACTCTCCAACTACTATAAGATTCTCTTAATAAATTAATCATAATTAATCTGAATTCACCATCAAAATCTAAATGTGGCCATAATATTATTGAGGAATGATTAGGTTTAATTTCCCAAGAATGATCTAATATTTCATCAGTATACCATGAATTAATTTCACAATCTGATTCTAAATGTTCAAAATCTCTTTCTCCTATATAAACCATTAAATCTTTCTTTTCCATTAACATGCCTCCTTAAATATTTTTTTCATCCATTTCTTTACTTCCTTCTCTATACAATCATTCTGTTGTTTTTCTATTATATTTTCTTTCCGTGTTATATTTCTTTTCATATCTACCTCCTTATAGTATTTCTCTTTCTCATTACTAAAGTTTCGTAAAAGTCTGTTTGTTCTATTAAATATTTAATAGACGAAGAATAAGGCCTTTCATTATAGTTAATAAATAAAGGATCTTCTTCCTCAATATTATATCCTAATTCTTTTAAAGCTATCTTAATATACTTATTTATTTCATCTATCACTTCTTCTTTAAACTTTATCTTTCTTTCCATACATGATGTTGAATCGTAGACACATTTAACTTTTAGTAAATGATGTATAGTAACTGCTTTTGGACAATTACTTTTAACTTTATCACCTGTCCACATTATACCATAATCACTATCTAATGAAGATGTATAATCCAATATAGTAAAGTCTACTCTTCTTGCATTTAAATCTAAAATAATATTACAAAGCATATTATTATTTTTATCATCAGCTACTTTAAACGTTATATTTTCAATTTTATTAGCTATTAACATTTTTTTTCCTCCGTTAAAATAAGGCCACTGTAACGTGGCCCATTTATAATAATTCTATACACACTAATATTAAGACAATCGTTAATAGAATAGCTAATACAAGAATATACCACGACAAGACATTGCCTTTATCCTCTTTTAAACTATTTATTGTCTCAGTGAAAATCTGATACATATTGTATAAAAATATGCAGGCGATAGGTATCATTAACATTATCATAATTAGTAATATTAAAATTTTAATAATAGTTAATAACATTCAAATCACCCATATTCATTTCTCCCAAAGTCTTTTTTATTGTTTCCAATTTAATAAGCCTCCTTAATTATTTTGATAAGATTGTTAATACTAATCCAGCTACTAATAATAGTAAAATAAATATTAACCTATTAGCTTTATCTTTCATAAATATTTCATCATCAAATGAAAAAGATAGTTTCTGTAATAGTCTATTTAGATAGTTATCCTTTCCAAGATATATACTAAATACAGTATTTACTAATACAGCAGCAAAAATAACTCCCAAAACTAATACAAGTGATCTTTCTAATAACATTTCGATACCTCCTAAGTAATCTCCTCAATCTCAGCATCTCGTTTAAAGCCTTTCCACATTATAATACCAGCATTATTATTAGGTGCAGCTTTTCCACTAAATCTGATATTGACGGTATCTATTAACGATTTCTTAATACCAAGTGTTTCATATATCCTTCTTCTTTTCCAAGGTTCTCCATAATTAATTACAAATAAAGCGTCTCCCAATTATTATTCAGACTATATCTTCCAACTTTTATTTCAAAGTATCTGATGCCCGCTTCGGGTATTACATTCTTATGGCATTTTAAAGAAGACCGTTGTGCTTTAAACGGGTCCCTACATTCATCGTGGGTATTGAACCACGATACCCTAGTCGTTGAACTCATATCCCATAGGGATAGCTAGATGCGGATTCATATTTCATTCTGTATTTTTTACTATACCTTCTATTTTTCTTAGAAGCCACTAATATATTACTATATTAGCTTAGTATACAGAAACTACTACTTTGGGAAGTAGCATATTTCCCGTCAATTCGTGACATTTTTACTTCGACAGAGTTAATTGCTTTATTTATTTTTCTTATTTCCCTTTTTATGATTTTTATTTTATCGAAGTCTCCCGACTTCATTGTTTCCGTAGACTATATCTTCCAACTTTTATTTCAAAGTATTTGTACGGCGTTTCCTAATTTAATCTACAGGCATTAGTAGAACTCAATATGAGCTCAGTACATTATAAGGGATTTCACCTTAAGCCTAGTCGTTGAACCTTCATCTTTCTTTCGAAAGAGCTTGGCTGCGGATCAGTTTTTCAAAATTCATCTTTTACTATACCTTCTGTCTTTCTCAGAAGCCATATATAAATTACTTTATATACTTAGTGTGAATTTACTATATCTAAAAGATATATACTTTCCCGTCAGTTAACCGTATTTATACTCACCAGAGAATTTAGCGAGTGCAGGAAGTAAGAAAAATGGGACTCTCATAACCATTTCATCAATTAAAGAGTGTATTCTTAAACCTAGTACAGAAGTTAGATATATACATGGTTCCCTACTTATGTAGACGTAAGGATCTTCTACCCTAGGAAAAACATGTTCCCTAATAAATAATCTTTCCTCTTTAGTACATACATAATTTAAGTCAATTAAATCACGTATTTTATTTGGAGCTACTCTTAATTCTTTACATATCTTTTCTACATCTCCTGAAAATATGACTCTAAAAGTATCAAGTGGTAATTGTACTACTTCTATTTCATGTATAGTAGTATCAACAATAGGTTCTATTACTAATCTAGCCGAATTGTCTATACGAGGAGCAATTATTTCTCCTCTCCATGTAGATTTCTTTCCTGCTCCTACTTCATCTGTAATAATAGATGTTATATTAGCTATTGTAGAAGTAATAGATTTTAATTTATTTACTAATTGTTCTTCAAACATATCAGGATTAGCGTTTATTGATCCTATAGCTTCTGATAATATTTGATATTCAGTGTTTAGATCTTTAGATTCTAGTTTTGGTAAACCTAATTGATTCTTTACTTGTAATGGTCTAAATTTCTTACTAATAACAGGTATAGCATTAGTATACCATCTATCCCTATACATAGATATTAATTCATAATGGGATTTTAAATATTTCTTAAGAAATTCATCTAATTTTTCTGGTCTGAAAAATAAATCATTCCAAGTAAAATCTGTTATAGGAGGTAACTTCTTTTTAGGTGTCTTTTTATATACTTTCTTAGAAGTGGAACCATTTAATCTTGTTACTATATTTCCACCATTAGCTGAATATAAAAGATGACATATATAAGGATGTAAGATTTTAATATCTTTACCTGTAATATTTTGTTGTGGCTTTATGTAGAACCAGCCTTTTTCTTTAAATCTAGCTCTATCTACAATTGTCTCACATATAGGACACATTTCATCAAGATGATCTAGTCCTATAACATGACCACATTTACAAGAATACATGTTTGCTAATAATTCTACATCATCATCTTTAGTAAGACCAAATTTATAAGAATAAATACTATTAAGAGAATATAATTCTGTAATCTTATCAAAAGTAAGTTTCTTAAAGAATTCTTCTCCATAATCTATTTGATCATCTAATATAAATCCATCACCTTTTTTACCAAATACCGAATCTTCGAACTCTTTTTCGCAATCCATAAAATGTATTGTTAAAGCTTTCAAGATTATTCTCCTTTCTCTAGGAATTTTAAGTATTTAGTAGCATATTCTAATCCACAATATTGCATAATTTCCCACACACATCTTCTATCTGTATTATTGTGGTAATTTGTTTTAAAGAACATTCCCATAGCATCTTTTATTTGAGACATCAACATTAATACAAGATTCTTATCTAAGAAATCAAAATTCTCTAATAATTTATTTAATATCACATTATCCCAAGGGAGAGAATCTATAATATTCCATATTTCATGTATATGTGGTAATCTACATAATCTTTCTAAGTGGTTAGATCTACTTTCTTCAAATAATACGATTTCTCTATCTTCTGATAAAACTTCATATTCTAAATGATTATTTATCGTATATAAATCTGCTGCTGATAAAGGTAATCTTTCATTCTCGTAACTAATCTCATGTAATACTATTTGGAATTTATCAGTTTCCTTTTTGTATCTTTCTAGAATATAAAAATTACAAAGAAGTTTCGGTTCTTGATTAGGTAGACGGTCAATGATAGAAAGATCTAACTGTCTCCATATATTTTTACCTTTATTTTCACGATCATAAGCGAATCTAGTCTCTATTGATTTTACAGATGTTACTTTACTTGCATTGATTTTTTTCATTTTTTGTTTCCTCCCTTAATTGATTTAATTTAAATGTGGCCATTTCTAATGTTCGAATGGATTCTTTTTGATCCGATATTTTTTCTGAAATTTCGGAACTAAGTTTTTCTAGTTGTTCGATAGTGTTTTTAGTCTTATATAATGACATAACGACAAGTTCCATGATGTAATCCAACTGCTTTTCATTTTCCATATTACTGCCTCCTTCATTAAATTATTATACCGTACTAGACGGTTTCATATTTCTTTCGAAAAAAATATAAACTATTGATATCGAATAATAAAAGATATAAGATAGCCAGATTATTTTATCGTCTGAATACGATTAATAACCTAACTATCTTATGCATCTACCATCTATACCACCTATATGATATATAATATAAAAAAAATAACCTCATCAGAGGTTATCTGTTATCCCATAACTTCTGGAAGAAGTCTTGTGCTTCCTCCATAGTTATTTTTGATTCTGGTTTAATTTCCATAAACCCGAATTCTTTTTCTTCCTTGTTATTCTGTATTTTTTCTAATTTTTTGATTTCTCTGATCTCTTTCATTTTTCTTTCTCCTTATTTTAGTGGATTTTTTTATTTATTATTTTTAACAACATCGAAGACTATAGGTTTATCTAAGTCTTCTACATTAACGTTTGAAGAACTATTAACCTTTTTAGCTTCTTTTCCTAATTTTGTTTCCATTGGTTGAGATCCTTTGATCTCATTAAAATATTTCATTCCGAACATAATTGATCACTCCTTAGTTATTTTATTATTTCTATCATATATATAATATACAAAAAAAAAAACGAAGATTATCTAAAATTAACGATAAAAATATAAGCCCCCGTATGGGGGCATAATATTATTCATAGAATTTTTTATCCATTCTTCTAACTATAGCTTCATCATATGTATTTCCAGCTTCTACTTTTAATATAAAGTTACCTTCCATAGCAATATCGTACGTTAAGCTTTTATTAGCTTCATCATATGATACTGAAACCTCTGGTCTAAGATCTCCACATATTTTTTGTATAACTTCATTAACAATCGAATTCATTTCCATTCTATTATCTAATGTTGTTAGTATATGTATATATCTTTCTATATCAACAAATAGTCCAGGTACTTCAGGTAATAATGTTCTAGCTCCGTAGAAAGATCTAAAGATACTAGATAATGCAGCATCTAAATCTCTTTCTACTAATTGTTTACCGTACTCATTATAAGAAGGAGGATAATCTACATAATGTTCATATAACTCGTTATCACTTGTAGCTTTAAACTTCTTTTCGTCTACACGTTCCATTTAATTACCCCCTTGCGGAAGAATCTATAAATACTGTAGGGAAATTTTTTTCGTTACTATCTAAAGTAATCTTTGCTTCTGCTCTATTTTTAACGAATTCTGTACAAGTTTGATTAAGTACATCCAAAGCAGACATTAGAGGATCTGGTTGATTAGGATCAACATTTACTACTGGTGTAGTAACAATTTTAATTAATCTTTCTACTAAAGATAGTCTATCATTCATAGGCATCTTTGTATTGTTATTTAAGAATGCTACTACAGCTATCTTATCTAAATACCCAGCAGTAATATCTCCAAAATTCTCTTTAACTAATCCAGCATAATAAGATAAACTTTCTCCTAATCCTCTAAGACCAGGTTTAGATTTAGCTTGTTTAGCTGTTAGATTATACTTTCCTTCATCTAATAATAGATCTTTAGATTTTTGAGAAGTTAATAATTTTCTGAATTCTTTATTCTCTACTACTATTGCTGCTACATATGTAAGAAGATTTAAGTTAGGGAATTTCTTAAAGAAACTATCTTCTTCCGGAGCAATGTCTTTACTAAATATGGGACTTTCTTTATAGTATCTGACTATTACTGGTACCCATTCAGCAGTAAGTTCATACATTAATAAAGCAGCACCTTCTGCTAAATATGGTTTACCCATATTCTCTCTACCAAATACATTCCATGATTTAGCTAAGTTAGTATCTGTTAAGAAATCATATAATTTATTATATATTTGAACATATCTAAATTCTTTATCATTAAAAAGTTTATTCAAATGTGTTCTCATATCTTCTACATATTTAAAATTAGGAGCTTTTCTTATTCTACCATTAATAATAAAAGAATCCCAAGTAAATCCTATTTCTGCCATATTTTGGTCGAATCTATTTGTTATTTGAGATAATGTGTCGATCGTATGTATTTTCTCAACCGGTTCAGGCTCAGGTTCTTCTTCTTCATACATATCGTCAATACCATCTGGTGCCATTTCCATTCCTCCATCCACATCATCTATACCTTCTTCCATAATATTTTCTTCATCATTCATTTCTGTTTCAGAATTTAATTCTTCATTAAATTCATCAGCTGCCGCTTCAGATACTGCTATTCTTCCTGAGTAAATCATATTTTTAATAAAGTTCTCATTAGCAGCTCTATTAATATCATATACTTCTTTAGAAGATTTAATATTCATTTTTACAGCAGGCCATTCAGCTTCATCTCCTGAGAAAGATCTTACTATCATATTGTCTACGAATCTTACCCATATAGAATACCCGTGTTCTTTTATTCTTTCGAATTCAAATGTTACACAAACAGCCCATTCGTTGTGATCGTATGTTCTAGATATTTGATAAGCTGTTTCCATTTCAGGTTTTTCTAAAACATTTTCTTCACCGTAATACCCTTTAGTCTCTTCTAAATACTTAACAGCTTCTTTCCAAATTCTTTCTTCATTAGCTTTTAAACATTTAATAGCTCTTTCTTTAAGTTGTTCTTGTAATTTTGGGTTCTTATACTTCTCTCTATCTTGTTGTCTTAATACTAATCTAAAAGGATACTTTCTTCCATCTGTAAAAGAAAAACCATATTCTTCAACAGATGTCCAGAACATTCCTGCGGGAATGTTACTGGCAACTTTGTCTCTTTTAAATTTTTCTCCTAATGCTATAAACATTTCATCACCTATCCTTCGAAGTATTCTTCTATAGATTTTATTATAGCATCAGCATAAGCTTCTCTTTTTTCTGTTAATGTTTCTATGTCTTCTTTATTAGAAATGAATGCAGGTTCTAATATAACACATGGAGAGATAGTTCTAACAAGTAAAGAACCTCCTCTATCAGCTAATGTTTTAGGCTTAATACCTCTATCTCTTAAACCAACTGCTTCTACCACATTTTTATCTAATAATGAAGCTAATTTTTTAGATTTTTCTGATCTTTGATAATATAAGAATTCACTACCATGTGCTGAAGCATCAGCTGCATTTAAGTGAAAGCTTAAAATTATATCTTTACTAGAAGCTATTCTGTTTATTTTAGAAAAAAGTAATGGGAATGTATCTTGTATAACTGTAACGTACTCTATACCTTTTTCTTTTAATTTAGGTTGTAAGATAGTCTCTACAAATTCTTTGTTCCAAGCATGTTCCTCTAAACCAAATGCACAAGCACCTGGGTCTTTTGTTTTTCCACCATGTCCGATGTTTAAAATAACTTTACTCATTGTTTTCCACCTTCCTATCAATTAATTGTTGTTCTTTTAAATATTTATACATCCTTTGAGGATTAAACTTATAATACCCCTTTTGATTTAATGCTTCATCTTTATACATTAATCTATAATCAGTAGCGTAATCTATAGCATGTAATGCCCATTCAGAACAAAAATATTCATTCTTATTATGAGCAGTATCTCTATTATCTTTCATTAAGAATTGAGCATTTACGATACCTTTATAATCATATTTTAAACCTTCAGTAGCTTCAAAAAATTGAAGTATTTTTTCAAAATCAACCAAAAAAGAAAGTTCATAAAGATCATGATTTTTTTCATACTTATAATCCTCAGATCTTACACCTCCGGGATTAGCTAAATATTTCTTTCCATTATAAACAAACTCTACATGTGCGTATTCTCCTAAAGTCCATAAAGAAATCATTTTACCAACTATTCCTTTTCCTTTATGAAAACAAACATACATGAAGTTTTCTTTTAATTTCATATTAACCTCCTTTTTTAAAATAAAAAAAAA